TGTATTTAAACTCGTGCACCACTGCCATTTATAAACTAAATCCTTTAAATGTATTGTTATCCACGTCCTGTTTAGTTCCACCAATAACATAAGTGGTAATCTCAGTCTCCTGCGGTGCCACTTGCACATCGCTACCAGCAATCCATTTAGCTGTCCAGGGCAGTGGATTACTTCCTGGCTTCATACCACAGTCCAGTCCCACGGCAGTCATACGCTTGCATGTTAACCAGTCCACATATTGTGCCAACAATTGTTCGTTAAGACCAATCATTGAGCCATCTTTGAACAAATATTTGGCCCAGTCTTTTTCCTGTTGTGCAGCTGACAGGAACATGGCTTCACATTCTGCTTTGGTTTCAATCTTGATCAGTGAGTAGTCTGGATCGTCTTGCGGTAAGATTTTTAATAGTGTCTGTGTGCTGCCCAGGTGAACGTTTTCATCACGGGCAATTAGTTTAATAACTTTAGCATTGCCTTCCATCTTCTTGAGTTCAGCAAATGCCCAACTACAAGCAAAGCTGACATAGAAGCGAATACCTTCCAGAGCGTTGACACTGTTTAAGCATAACCATAATTTGCGCTTAAGGTCATACATATCCACAACAATTTTTTCACCGTTGACCGTATGTGTACCCACACCCAACATACGATACCAATTTCCCGTTTCAATCAGGTCATCATAATACTTGCTGATGTCACGAGCACAATCAATAATGGGTTGTAGCTCAGTAATGGTGTCAAACACTTCACTAGGCTCGGAATACACATTACGAATAATGTGTGTATAACTACGACTATGAATGGTTTCGTTAAAGGCCCAGGTTTCAATCCAGGTTTCCAATTCAGGAATCGTGGCCAGTGGCAACAATGCCAAGTTAGGACTACGTCCCTGTACCGAGTCTAATAGGATTTGTCTTTTTAGATTGCTGGTAAAGATATGTTTTTCAAATTCAGTAAGTTCTTTAAAATCTTTACTGTCTCTGGCCAGATCAACTTCTTCTGGTCGCCAGAAGAATCCCAACTGCTTGTCGGTCAACTTATCGAACTGACGATATTTTAACACGTCATATCGTTGAACTGCTGGAGTTCCGTTTGGGTCAAGAAATGCCAGTGCCTGGGTGTGATCTGTTTGATTAGCTATATTAAATACACTCATTTTCTTATCCATTAAATAACACAACTTTCACAATCTTCTTGATCGTCTAATCCCACATCAGCTACGGTAGGTGAGGACAATTTGTCGATATCTATCTCACCCTGGCCATCCATGGTGTTGAAATAATACAACTGCTTGCCACCATACTTATAGAACATTAACAGATGACCAATCATCTCGCTCATGGGGATCTTTTCATCTGGATAGAAGCGAGGATTATAGCTGGTGTTGACGCTGATGCCCTGGTCGATATATTTCTGTAGTATGGCACAGATGTTTAGATAACCCACTGGAGACTTCTGATCCCACAGTAATTCATATTTGTTTTTAAGACGACGGAATTCTGGAACCACTTGTTTTAGAACACCATGCTTACTTTGCTTGATACTGACTAAACTACGTGGGGGCTCGATACCATTGGTAGCATTGGCAATCTGTGCCGATGTCTCTGCTGGCATCAGGGCCATGAGGGTCGCGTTACGCTGACCAGTTTTCTGTATTTGAGCACGTAGTTCAGCCCAGGGCATACGCTCTTGAGCAGGGACCAATTCATCAACTTCACGCTTGTAGGTGTCAATAGGCAGACGCCCGTCAGCTGATTTGAGATCTTGCCAACGCAGACATGGGCCTTGTTCCACAGCTAGATCAGCTGATGCTTTCAGCAGATAATAACTCCAGGCTTCAGTGTATTCGTCAACCAGCTTTAGTGCCTCGGGGTCGGAATAACTGACGTCGTTCTTGGCCAGAAAATATGCTAGGTTAATGATACCCACGCCCAGTGGACGGAATTCTTTAGTGGCCAATTCTGCCGCCCGGACTGGATAGTTCTGATAGCTTAACAAGGCATCCAGACCGCGAACTGCTAGAGTACAGGGCTTTTCAAAATCGGCTGGAGATTTAACGTTACCCCAGTTGATGGCACTTAGAGTACACAGGGCAATACGGCCCAGTTCGTCATTGATGTCAGTCAGCGGATTAGTGGGCAGATCAATCTCTCCACACAAGTTACTCATTTTAACGGGAGCAACCTCTTCCTTAAAGGGGCTATGCGTGTTAGCGTGGTCCGAATTTTGCAGATAGATACGACCAGTATCTTTACGCTCGTTTATATAACGACTGAATATTTCAGCAGCTTTAAATGTCTTTTTGCGCAGCTTGGTATTACGCTCTGCACGTTCGTATAACTCTTTAAAACGCTCTTGGTTGTTAAAGAAAGCCTCATACATTTCCGGCACGTCATGTGGGCTAAACAGCGTGATATCGCCACCAGAAATGAGTCTTTCATACATTAACTTGTTGAATTGTATGCCATAATCCATCTGGCGTACTCGGTTATCCTCCGTGCCTTTATTGTTCTTTAAGACCAATAAATCTTCTAATTCATAGTGCCAGACTGGATAGTATACTGTGGCAGCACCGTTACGCACACCACCTTGACTGCAGGAACGTGTGGCTGATTGGAAATACTTTAGGAAAGGAATGACCCCAGTGTGATAGGCATCACCATTGCGTATGGGCGAGCCCAGCGCACGTATGCGACCAGCACCGATACCTATGCCGGCCTTCTGTGATACATAACGCACGATGGCTGACGCAGTGGCATTGATACTGTCCAGACTGTCGTCTGTTTCAATTAATACACAACTGCTGAACTGTTTCTGCGGTGTGCGTACACCAGCCATAACAGGTGTTGGTAGACTGATGTCACCATTGCTGACACAGTCGTAATAATCTCGAACCCACTGTAGACGAGTTTCTGCTGGATAGGTCTGGAATAGTGTGGCTGCTATCAGCATATATGCCACTTGTGGTGTTTCAAATATTTCACCAGTTACCCGGTTCTGTACCAGATACTTACCACGCCATTGTTCCATGGCCACGTAGGTAAAGTTCTCATCACGCTCGTGCTTGATGTGTGCGTCCAGTTCAGCCCACTCAGCTTCAGTGTATGCTGTTAGCAGAGCTGAATCGTAATAGCCAATGCCTACATTACGCTTGACCAGAGATAACAGTGGCCAGGGAGTGTAACTGTTATAAACCTGTTTACGCAGATGGTAGCAGATTAGGCGACCAGCTACGTATTGATAATTAGGTGTTTCTTCCGAAATTAGATCAGCAGCACTCTTGATTAGAGTTTCTTGAATATCTGATGTTTTAATTCCGTTGTAAAATTGTATGTGACTTTTTATTTCTATTTCGCTTGCGCTGACTCCAGTAATTCCCTGTGTAGCCCAGAAAACTGCTTTGTGCAATTTTTCTAGATCCAGAACTTCCCGGTGCCCTTCTCGTTTGGTGACTTGAATCTGTGTCATTGATACCTCATTGTTATTCTATTTTTAAGTCTTTGCGTGTATATCGATACTGTAACTGCATGGTTTTGTTTAGTGATTTAATATTTACAACTTCTCCGTCCACTAAATTAATAACATATTTTCCCTGGTCAAAGACAGCTAAATGATAGGTCAATCTAGTTTCACTGTCACGATAAATGTGTATTTCTGGTTCAGCTGTTATATGCTTAGTTAATGCCACAGTATACACTATACCCAGACATTTAGCAAGATCACAATAGTAATTGTCAGCCAAAAGAGTCCAGGGATCAGGCCATTCGGTAGGCTGACCAGCTTCTAAGTAGTAGGGGGTAAAAGGACAAGTTTGCCAGAATTCAGCGACTAACTCCACCGCTTGTTCCAGAGTGAGATCTTCTAACTGTTTTCGAAATTCACGCCAATGAGTTATACGCTCACTGGCTTTTAGTTTCCACATGTACGGCCGTTATCAGGATAGACTATCTAATTGAAATAATAATGATGTTGCTGTTGTTGTGCTGTAATTTAAGCTCATGTAAGAACTGTTGGCTGTCATGGATAATACTAGATCAGTAGTGGCTGTTTCAGTATATTCTTCGTCATACGATACAGTGGTTCCTGAAGCAAATCTACTGGCCTTTATAACGCCAGTGCGCTGTTTGGTTCCCTGACTGCAAGTATAAGAAATGATTGCGTTGTTGGCTGTAAATGCTGTAATGGAACCTGAACTGGCACCTGACAGTGTTTGCGAATCGGCAGCAATAGCACCAGATTCTAAAACAGTAACTCGGGCGTCAATACTAGTAACTGAATTCTGTAAAGCAGTTATATTGGAGGCAAAACCAACAGTAAAATCCAGGATAGAATTCTCTGTTAAGATTTCAGTTACACCTTCTGTAGGTGCACCTTCATCAACAGTGCCGTTACCGATATATAATTTTCTTGTATCAATGCTCCAGCCCAATTCGGCTGATGCCAGCTGAGGCAGGTCTTCTTGTAGACCTCGTCTATGCTGAATTCTGGAGATTTGTAGAATTGCCATTGCTTAAATCCTGTTCTTTTTGTTATTTATGCTTGGACAGGTCGGATCTTGAACAGTTTCTTGGGCAGGTGTTCCTGTACTGGCAAATGATAATGACTGTGCATAAACCCGCACATGTTACAGGATTTCTCAGCACTTCTCTGGCGCTCAAACCAAGCATCTATCTGTTCTGGGCTGGCATCTATACCCAGGCTTTCATAATCATTATAGTATTGAGCCCACTTTTCAGTGTCTTGTAAATTATATGTTTCCAGCGTCTGATTTAATACGCCACGTGGTGGGCATTTATACAAGCGACCCTGATAGATCTGTACATAATTCTTAATATGACAGACATTATGATTCATATGCAGGCCCTGGTCGTCGTTGTAATCATACCAGGGCTCCAGTGTAGCACCATGTCCCTTGTAATGTGGTACAAAGTGATCGTCGTGCTGACGGCATACATTTAATAAAACACTACTATAACCACGGTCGTCTGTTAGATGCACAAACTTCTTATGTTCGCTGTCCCAGGGAGTATCAGTCTTCCAGTGAAAACGTCTGTTGGGATATACGCGATGATTTACTTCCAGAATACGTTCAGCCAGCTCTTCGTAATTACTCTGCACCAGACTGTTGTAGGGTTCAGCCAGGGTATGATGTGTAATACTAACAAACATTTTAATAGGCTGCGTGAATAATTCTTCCACATGGGGAAATAACTTATCCAGATAATAACCATTGGTGTTTAACCAGATGGGAGTGGCATCACCATCTTCACAGACTGGCCAGTATTTGCCAGCCAGGCGGAACCAGTCCATGAGTCTGGGGTGCATGGTGGGCTCACCACCAAACAAGTGCAATCGTCCGGGCATAATTCTCTTGCCCCAGAAAGCCAGTGATTCCTCGTCGGGCTCCACCAGTCCATTAATCTCTCTGTGATCACTAAAAGTGCAGCACCCCTCACAGGCCATCTGGCAACTGCGTATGGTTACTAGGTCTAAATAATCTACTTTATACATAATCTTTAGTTAGATAAAATAATTCCACACGCTTGTTCCACTCTTCAGTCCAGTGTGCAAATTCGTCACCTTCTACAACAAATTCTAAATACTGTGGTGTGCTATAAGTCTGATCTTCTAATAGTTTAGGCTGAACTGCCATGAGTATCACACCAGTATTGATGTCAGTGCCATGAGTGTCATTATGTGCCTGTGCATAGGCGGCCAACTGTAGGAAATAATCTTCAATCCATTCACGTTTTTTAACTTTGTTGCTCTGCTTAAAGTCCATTATGGCTGGACGACCCTTCCATATACCCACACAATCTGTAGTGCCAGCGTATAGCCCACTATAGTAAACTGGAACTTCCACACCCCAAAATTCATCAACGTGAACTAACCCCTGCATGATAACTTCAGCGGCCATGAACCAGCTGGGATGAGCAAAAGGATTGCTGGGCAGGGGTTTCATGTCATCCATCATGACATAACTTTCCAAGTAGGCGTGCATACGTGTGCCGCGGTTGGCCGCTTCTGTGGTAATCTGTTGAGCACGAGCCTCGCCCACATTCTTTTTCCAATTGGCCAGTGCGTCACGAGTTTCCTGTGGTTTGGTTCGGTCCAAGATTGTAGTAACACTGGGCACCTTGTTGCCGTCAGGTAGGCAATAGTGTCTCTTGCCATCAACATTGGTTCTGCTGATGGGTGCGTAATTATATCGTTGAGTTATCATTAAAATGGCAATCCGTTTATTTGTAGCAAACCAGCCTTGGTTCTAAGCCAATTAGTTGTGTTTGATTTTGACATTAGATCGGAAAATTGATCGCGATCTTGCTGATCCAATACATTATACAGTCTATCGTTGGATATGTCGAACTGTAATCTTGTTCGCTTATCGTAGTCAGCAGTAAACTTTAAGAACAATTGCCATAACTTATCGTTGTCAGGCCATATATCCAATTCTCTTATAGTGCTCTGTATAAAATTAAATAAATGTATAGTTTGTTCTGGATACTGTGTAAATATTTTGTGTGTAAGTCCTGAAGTTAATATATCCAACAACTTCGATCGATATTTTACTGGCAATGCTTGGATATCTAGATAAGATGTGGGCATGGTAATATTAGTATTCATTATACGAAAATTTATGCCGTGTGAGTTAAACCAGTTTTGCCAATAATCTAAATAATCCACAATATAAAAAATATTACTTAAACTAAAAACTGGGGTCAGTAAATAGGTAAAATTTCCACTGTGTAACTTACCAAAATTAATTAAATAATCTAAGTTTCCTTCAATTTTGTCAAATTCCACTGGCCATCTGACATAACGATAATTGTCACCAATACTGTCTATACTAAGCATAAACAATACCAAACGAAATTTGGTTAGTTTTAATAACACGTCAGCTGGCATAGCACTAAGCGACGTCGTAATGCGCACTTCCAAACGATCTTGATAACCACGTTCAATACACCAATCCAACAAACGATCAATACCAGTTTGTATTAGTGTTTCCCCGCCCATAAGATCTATGTGGAAATGTCGATGTAGATTAATTTCTCTTTCAATTGAATCTGTTATTAATTTCCAAAACTCTGGATCATCAGTTACATCAGTTTCAAAAATGTTTTCGCCTGGCGTGTTGGCCAGTCGATGCCAGACTGAACTATCATGTGGATGACAGATCCGACATGCCTGTAGGCAAAGGTTTCCAAATTTTACTCTGACCCCATATGAGTCCACGGACCGATTTTGTTTAAACTGCTCTAATTTAATTAAAGGTTCACTAATTATGCGACGGACACGTTCACTAGTTCCACCATGCTGTTCCTCAGTAGAACATCGGTAACAGGCTGGGGGAAGAGTACCTTGATCCATATGTTGTTTTAAACGAAACATAGGATCAGGTTGTGTATAGTCTGGAAAAGTGGGGTCAGGTTTAAACTCGTCTAGATTGCAGCAACAGGTAGTCAGTGGTCTACCTAAGTTGGGTATAGATCTACGAATATCTATCATTGACCAGGGGAAGAGGCACAATCCAGGATTATTTTTTGCCCACTCTAGCCTAGAGTCCAATTCTTGCTGCAAGGTTGTTGTCATATAGTAAAACTTTCACCGCAACCGCAACGAGCAGCCTCTTGGGGGTTTTTAAAATCAAAACCCTCATTTAGTCCTTGGCGAACATAATCAATAGTCAATCCATCCAAGTAAACTAGATCTTTACCAGTAATCCAGACAACTGCACCATCTTGTTCATACTTTAACCAATCACGAGTCACTGGTGCTTGATCCAGATATTCCATGACATAGGCCAGACCTGAACATCCTGTGGTTTTAACTCCCACTTTAATGCCCACACCCAACCCACGTTTGGTAATATTACCGACGATCTTTTTTGCGGCTGTTTCTGTAATAGTGATCATACTCTTATTTAAGGCCCATTTGCTTGCGAATATTAGTGCCTGATATCTTGGTGATTTCTTCATCAAATGTTTCTTCACCTGAAGTATAGCCCACTCCGCGACCCCAACCAATATGCACAATGTTGGGCACCACTTGAATATCATACTGTCCTTGATATAGAGGATCTAAATCATGGCGGATTCGCTGTTTAACTTCTTCTAGACCAAACGGGTTGCTGCCTTGCCAACCTTGTACGTCGCGTATCTGAATAACGACTTGTCCTGTCTTTTCTAACAGGCGTTCAAATAAGGCACGATGTCCTGGGTGCCAGGGTTGCCAGCGTCCCAGCATCTGTACAGTTTCTTTGCGCCAGTCAAATACTGGGCGACGTTGATCAGCTAAAATATGATCTGCTACGAACACTGACCATTTAGCTGCATCTTGTTCTGTGATACGGAAGTCATATACTGTAGGTGGTACGAATGCTCGATTAGTGTCTTCAAATCTCCCTTGCTCGATAGTATCCATCCAAACAGTCCAGTCGGCTTTGAAGTTGTTACGCATTTCCACTAGTGGTGCCACAAAGTCGCAGATGACATAATCTGCTGTGGATTTTGCAGCTAACTCATCCATGCGCAGGCTTTGACGAATTCGACCTGCTTCTGAAAAGTCCCAATCATTGAATTTTTTTCTGACTTCATCAGCATTGAACCACTCTACTGTGATTCCATATCCTTCGTGCTTGATGTCTTCGATATGATTTTTAAGTCGTGTTGCTAGAGTTGTTTTACCTGATCCAGGTAAACCCATAATTAAAATACGCTTGGCCATATTATCTCCTTGATTTTCTTAGGGCAGTCTGATATTTTAGATCACTAACATAGTCTTTGAAAACTCGTCCATCCAAGTGATCTATTTCGTGTAATATACATTTGGCATCTATGTTGGCGAAAACAGTGGAATGAAGTTCTCCAGCGATGTTATACCAACATGCATACACATGTCGTGGTCGGGCTATGGTTAACTCCACTCTAGGGAAACTTAAACACCCCTCAGTAGCTTCCCATAGGTCATCCGATACTTTGTCTATAGTGGGATTCAGCATTACTATCTGTTGTCCAGCATATTGCCCATCCTGGACATTCATAGCTATGACTCGATAAGTTATGCCCACTTGATTGGCTGCCAGTCCCAGGGCGTTTTCACTCATCATAGTATCAATGAGATCCTTCTCGATAAAACGCTGTAATCCCAGAGGTGGGTTTTTAAAATCCCAGGACTGGCAAGTTTTAAGTAAAACTGGGTCCGGCCACTTCAGAATTGGTAGTATCATGTTTTTGTCTATAATCGATTATTGCCGCTTTGATAGCATCCTCAGCTAATATACTACAATGTATTTTAACTGGTGGTAGAGCTAGTTCTTGAGCAATTTCAGTATTTCTAATAGTTGCTGCTTCGTCCAGGGTTTTTCCTTTGACCCATTCAGTGACCAGGCTTGACGACGCAATCGCTGAGCCGCAACCATATGTCTTAAACTTCGCATCTGTGATGATACCATCTTGTACCTTTATCTGTAGTTTCATTACATCACCGCAAGCTGGTGCACCCACCATACCTGTAGCAACATCAGGATCGTCTTTGGCAAACGAACCTACATTTCGTGGATTTTCATAATGATCTAAAACTTTGTCTGAATATGCCATATTGTACTCCTTAGTTAGGTACTAACACCGTTCTATAGCAATTGCACGATGCATCTAAAATTTGTTCAACACGATAACCGTATGGAATCTGTGGTGTTGGGTCAACGTACACTGGTGGCGAATAATATTGTACTGGTGGTTGATATACTGGAGGGGGTCTGGTAGCTCCATATACTAGACCACCAACCACTGCACCACCAATAATAGCAGGTACTACCCAATTATTATTATAACCACGATTATAGTTATATCCATTGTATCCACCGCGATGGCCGCGGTCGGCTAATACAGAAGTGGATGCTATCAAAAGTAATAGGGCAACAAGTACTTGTTTCATATGATTCTCCAGGGAGAGTTTGGGTAGAATGATTATACTACTTTGGTATTTAAGTGTCAAGTCGTTTTTTAATAACATCAACGGTCTGTCGGCTTAACAAGACTTCATAATGATTTAGATTTAATTCAATTAGATCCATTATTCCAGAATGTCTGCGCATACTTTCCAGTGTTACCACACCATCATTGGCCTCGGATATAAATGGACTACCACCACGTAAGGTAACTATATTGGTCCAGGGACAGGGCACTTTGATCTGTCGTGCCTGACGCATGGGAAAGGAATCGGGACCAATATCACGCATCAGATGATTGAATGGTAAAAACCATTTGGCCACATCAGCTTCGCGACTACCACCATATGGTGTACTAATGGTTACTGCACCACGAGTTCTGCTAGTAAAATGATCTGCTAAATGCAGAGCATATATACCACCTAAACTGTGTGCTACAAAAAAGATATCCTGTTCATTAGCCAAAGATTCTTTCATATTTTCTAAATTGTCAATAAAACGATTTAGACTGGAATACTCTAAGACCATATCAGTATGCCGGATATGGTCTCGAATATAATTAAAACTATCGCTTGTGGCGCTGGCGCCGTGGATGTACACAATCTTAGTCATGGATTTGACCGTGTGTTGGCTTAACTACGGTTACCAGCAGCCCGCTTTGCCATGCTACTGACAGTTTTTTCAGGAGCAGTTTTAGTCGCATCGGCATCGCCGGGGACTTGTAATTCATCGCCACCAAATTCATCTTGGCGATTCAGATACACATACTTAACGCCAGCATCATCATCTTTGATATTGGCGATTAGATTTTTAATTCCTTCGTCGTTCTGTTGACAACTTTTTAAAGCTTCTGCATTAAATGCCTCACCACCAGGTTCTTGACGAACTAGATGTATCAGTGCATCAACACGGATCTTGGGAATCTCGGCATGCTCAGCACTGAAAATGATATTTTGCAATACACTGGCCAGTACATCAGAGCAATGATTCTCGGCATCGTCTTCAACAAACGCCGAGTAATCAGTTTCTTTTAGAGCTTGACGAATTTCGTGATATCGCATTAACGACGCTCACGTCCTAATTCAGCATCACCACCAGCGGCTGCATCAACAGCACCGAAGGCGTCGCCTTCTTCACTGTCCAGGTCACTCATGGGTGCGGCTGGCATTTCATTACCCAGTCCGGCGTCAGCAACACTACCCATGGCCATGGGTTGGTCAACACCTTCACCAGCTAAACCACGAGCAGCACCATCAGCACTCTCACGACCTTGCTGTAGTGTCTGTGCCAGGCTTTGCAGCAATGGACTGACTGTGCCTTTGAATGTTTCAGCTTGCTCTGTACCAATCTGGTCACGGATAGTATCCAACAAAGCAGGCAATTGCTCGTTCTGCATCTTGCTGATCTTTTCCAACATATCCTGAATACTGTCTACCATGTCTTTGGCAGCTAGAATAGCTTCCGACTTGGCCATTTCGCTTTCAGTGATAAAGCGACTTTCGTTCTCTACTAGCCAACGATGTAGGCCTTCGCGAACCATGAACATTTCCATGTATTTTGGGTTACGTTCAGCACTATGAACACCATGCGAACGACGGATGCTGTCTAGTCCTTCGGAAATGCCCTGGGCTAACTGAACAGCCTTTTCTAGGGTCATGTTGTCATAATCAATCTTAAAGCCGAATCGGCTTTCCATCACACGGTTAATTTTCTTAACGTTTGTGGTGTTTCTCATTTCATTTAGTCGCATGGTTGTTTTTTCCTGTACCTTCGAATTGCTTCGAGTATTTAGCCGCTTGCACGGATTTTTTTAAAAGTCTTTCTGCTTCAGATAGGTATAATTTGGCATCGTCATAGCGAGCCGACCATACATTTATTCTGAAACAATCTTTATTACGAATACTACGCTCCAGACTGGCATGATAATGTGCTACGTTGTTGCGTAATACTCGGACTTCATAGTCATATTTAACAATATCGTCAGCTATACGTTTTTCGCCCATGTGATTGCATAAGCTATAGAATATAGCACTCTGACGTTCGGCAAATAGCTGTTTTCTAGATAATCCAACATCCAGCCTGCGCCAATAACCAGATTCTGGCACGATTCTGTCGCGACCAATCATGTATCCGCCGCCGGGTAAGGGCCAGCAAATGGGCAATCGACTTTTATTGGCTAGGGTTTTAAGTTCTCGTTGAGTCCAACGAGCAATATAGGTGGCAGTGAGGTCCGCTAAGGTTTCAAGATTTTCCGGAGTCAGTTCCGGATCCTGATTTTGTGGAGGTTTCTTGGATTTTTTTGCGGTATGTGATACGGCCATTTTCTTGAATTCTGTACAGTACATCTTTGTTAACCAATTGGTTGGCGATTACCTGCTGGCGTGGATCAAGATCGGCTTTATATAGTTCCCTAGAACCGTCGAACTCTCGCAGTAGGTCTGCCTCTTCGTTTGTGATGGGCAGGCTTATATTATTTAAGAGTTCTACAATACGCATGATTTATTTAAGATGAACAATTAGGGTAATGGCACCTGCTACCAGGGCACCCACAATTGTGGTTCCAATTGCAATAATGGTCTTATACTGACTATTCTCGGCACCAGACAGACTGTTTCTGATCTCCAAAATATACTTTTCCATCTTGTCCATACGACTTTCTAAACTATCTAGTTTATTATCCAAGTTCGCATACCTCTCAGCACAAAGTTCTACGTGTGCCTCAAGACTTTTCTTTTCTATATCTGTAGTGGACAGAGCCATTTTCGTTCCTATGTGTGAACGATGCTTGTAAATTTGCCTAAGTTATGCCAAAAGAGAGCCTATGTGTGCCTACGCATCAAATATTATTTATGTTACGAGTACCCATTTTAAAGTATATGTTTCGAATACTACCATGCGGATGGAAGATGGGCAGCATAAATCTGGCTGTCTCGTCCAGGCCAGATATAATAGGCACCTGTTCAAAGTATTGATTTAATCTACCCACTGGGTTGCCGTCCTGAAGGAAAACATTTTCGTGTTCCACTCCAAAGTGCCAGGCCCAGACACGATATGATCCCTGATAAAATTCACCGAACTCCAGATAGTCTGTGTTGATATCTTCCAGTATTACTGGTGGAGAAATATCAATAGGCTGTGCGCCTAATCCAATGGTCTGTAATACTGTTTCCCAGTTGCTGTGCTGATTGCGTTGATGATTACTGGACCCGCGAGTCACCCCAGTGGCTGTAATATCCACTAGTGTAAAACCTGTATAGTAATGTAATCCGATGCCCATATAGATACTTATGCCACAAAAAAGCCCACCTAAAAGATGGGCTTCTTATTATAGTTAATTAATTAACTATTAGGCTAGCTTGATACCACCCGAGCTGCTAACTGTAGCTGCACTGGCGTCAACTGCTGTTACAGCACCGATGTTAGCGCCTAGTGTGCGGATAACTGTCTGTAGGTCAGCTGCACTCCAAGCACTACGCTCTGTGATAACGCTTAGTTGGCTGTTGCTGTCAACTTGGTAAGCCAGGATTGAAGCGTTAGCACCCAGTGTGCGTAGAACTGTTTCTACTGCACCACCAGTGACTAATTCAGCGGCTAAGTTTCCACCCATCGCAGTAATTTTGTATGCTGTGATTGGGGCTGCGATACCTGTATTGATGATTGTTGCGTTTGCAACGCTACGACCAGCATCAACGTTTACTACACCGGCTGCGTCGCCGTTAACTCGTGTTACGATTGCCATGTTAAATCTCCTAATTAATGGGCTATAAATGCCTCATACATTTATTTATACTAGAACAGATATTTTGTCCAACAAAAAGCCCACTAGGTGGGCTCTTGTTTAGTTGGTAATTAACTATTAAGCTATCTTGATACCACTAGCTGTAGTAACAGTTACACCAGGACCTGCATAGCAGTTACCAGTTGCACCGATGTTAGCGGCCAAACTTTGGATAACTGTCTGTAGGTCAGCTGCCGACCATGCCGAACGCTCTGTTAGAACGCTGATCTGGAAGTTGCTGTCCACTTGGTAAGCCAACACTGTTGCATTAGCAGCCACGTTACGTAGAACTGTTTCTACTGCACCGCCAGTTGTTAGTTCAGCAGCCAAGTTACCGTTAGTCATAACGATCTTGTATGCGCCCAATGGAGCAGCGATACCTGCGTTGATAATTGCTGCGTTAGCAAAGCTACGACCAGCATCAACGTTTGTTACGCCAGCTGCATCACCATTTACTCTTGTTACGATTGCCATTTTAATTTCTCCTAATTAGATGAGCGATTAACGCTACATGTAGATATTTATGTTGAATAGCAGAATCATGCGTTTTTAGCAAAGTTTAGACGGCTAAATTCCAAGCGATCTACTAGTTTTAGTTTGTTAT